GCCATGATTTACTCCTTATGTTTGTATGTTACCTGCATCTTTTACATAGTAGTAAATGATACCTGTAATTGTACCACCGCCAGCAGCAGAAGCACCTTTACCACCAACAATTTTTACTCTTTCAGACATTGGAGTTCCAACGTCACCAAGAGCTGCACCTGCGGTTGAATCACCACCCCATACAGTTACGACTGCACCTGCGTCTGCATCCGCTTCATTAAGTAGACCATCTATGTCTACAAAGGTAGTACCACCATCAAAATCGGTATAACCCATATCGATAGTTGGAGACGAACCTCCTGTTGCATCACCATTAAATGAAATACCTGTTACTACTGCATTTTGTGGAAGTACGACTTTTCTTGTATCAGTTGCAGATACTTGAACATCAGTTCCTGCGTTTGCAGTTGGAACAAAGTAAAACTGTGCTGCAAGTTGTACTGAACCCGCATAGGTTTCTCTTTTATTATCGCCACCATTGGATCTTACGATTCCAGTGAATGTTGTTGTTGCCATATTAAACCTCCTTGGTTATATAGACCTCGCCACACAATCTCTATACCGTCTGCTAGCTCAGTTTGCGTGACTTGTTATGCTAGAACTAAAATATGACATAAAAAAAGGGCGCAGTCAAAGACATACGCCCTTCTTATTAGATTAATTATTATTAAGCTGCGCCAGATGTACCAAAGATACCTCTAGGATCGGAGAAACCGAATGAGTATCTCTCTCTAGCTTTGTATCTTACGTTACCAGTGTCAAAATCACCTTCCATGTTTGTGGACATAGGTGTTCTAACAAAGTGCTTTAGACCATTTGGTGCATCAGTCTTAATGAAGAATGCATCGGTGTCAGTTAAGAAGTGATTTACTACATAACCTTCAGGAATCATTCCCATATTTCTGATTGCATTAATGTCATTGTCTGCTGTTCCAGTTCTTAGAGCAGAGTTCATTAATCGATCAGCAGTAAACTGTAATTCTTTTGGAATAATCAGTTTTCTACCTTGAGTTGCGATTTTTAAACCACGCTCGTCTACGAATGCAGCAATGTCAATTAAAGCTTGCTCAAGTGATACTTCGTTCAAGTCAGCATCAGTTGCTAGTCTGTTAGAGAATGTGCCACCAACTGCAAGTGGGTGTTGAGTGTTAATAAGTGAAACACCATCACCACCTGGGTTAGTACCAGCAGCTCCACCAGAAGCAAAAGCTGTGTTTAGAACATCAGCACCTTTTACTTGCTTTGTGTTAGCCATTGATCTTGCAAGAGCTTTTGTGTAACGAGAAGAAAGTTGGTCGTAGAGGTTATCTTCGATTGCTTCTTCTGTGATTGAAAAGCCTAATGCAATTGTATCGTGTGTGTAACGTGAAGTATAAGCTTCAGCAGCTGTATCATAAGAGATACCAGCGCCTTCAGATTTAACTGGAGCTGATCCAAAACCTGAAAGCATTACCTCTTCTTCGAATGCTCTGTCAGAAGACTCTTGATCGAAGATTTCGGTGTGCTCTTGCTCATATCTTGCATATTCCAAGCCAAACAGTGCGTTTAAACCTGGTTCTAACTCTTTAACGAGTTGACTTCTTGAAATAGCCATGGTTTATACCCCTGCCTTTCCGCCTGTGTAGTAGTGAAGATTTGGTTTCACAATCAAATTACCGTTAGCAGCAGATGTATCATCGTTATCTGGATCTTTTGAAAGACCTACGACAATCCATGTTGAGCTAGCGTTTGATGCGAAAGTATCTACTTCAGCTCTTGAAATACCAGACTTCGTGCTGCCAGCAGTGTAAGATGTTTCTGCGTTTTCACCTACGTTAGCAGCTGTTACTGTGCCATTACATTGAACTTCAAATAATTGATTTGGATCATCAATCACATTAGCAACAATGTCAGTGGCGACAATGCTTCCTGGATAGTAATTACTAAAAGTTGGTTTTTGTGTTGTTGGGTCTGTATAGAAACAACCGTTAAAAATACCAACAATAGTACTACCAGCAGCATTGGCGAGAACGAGTGTACCAGTGTTCGCGAAGGAAACTGGATCACCCTGGAAGATAGCGGTACCATAGTTATTGGCAATAGCATATTCTGTTTGCCCTTGGTTTGATACTCCACCACCCACCTTTTGTACGGGTCTAAACCCGAATGGTGCGTCTATGTTTGCCATAATATTACTCCTTTGTAATACGTGTTAATATTGGTCGTCCAACAAACCGTGCCGATTACGACTTGTTTCCTGAACCAAAAGTTACTTTGGTTTGCCTTTGGGGTTTACTGATCGGCATCCTTGGATCCTCGATCTTCAGTAGATCATTGTCGACGGCCTGTTTCTGGCCCTCAGTCAAGCTTCTGTAATAAGCATTACGCTCTTCAATTGTCTCTACTGGCATGCGAGCTAACAGCAACCCACCTACCCCTATAACACCAGCGTGTTTACCATCTTCGATAGTAGGAAGTTCCCAGTCAGGATACTCGTCGGCTCGAACTAATTCCCAGCCTTCTCGTAATTTACCACTGATGTTTTTATAATCATCAAATCCTCTGACTGATTCCCTGATCCATCGATGTTTGTAACCATCTGGAGCTGGGGGTGCGTCCAATGCAGACGGTCTAGTCCAACCTTTTTTACGAGCTGTCTTTTCCCTAGTCTCACTGGATCTTAGCGTTTTATTTACCATATTGTCTCCAATCTATAGATATTTTGCGTATTCTTCAAGAGGTACTCCTAATTTTTTTGCAATTGCAACTTGACTAGGGGTAAGAGTAACTTTTCTCTTAGAACCACTTGATTTACCTGTTCGAGAAGATCCAGCCACTGTTTGTGGTGCTTTTTCCTTCACTTCTGTTTGTTGGTTTTGAAATTTATTTGGAAATTGACTCTTCATATAAGAATTAATTTCTTCATAGTATTCATCACTTTTAGGATCAAAACCTTCTCTTAAAAGCTTTTTATGATGAGCTAAAGCAGTAAATGTCATGGCTTCATCTTGTCCAAACCATTTATTATCTTCTGCCCATTGTTCTGCCCTAGGGTCAGGCTGTCTTTGAACAGGTGCTTGAGCTTGAGGTCTTTCAGCCATTAATCCTTCTTGTTGTTTTAATAACTGTTCTCTTTGTTGTTTAGAAACAATAGCTCTTTCCTCTTCAATCGCTAATCTTGTTAAGGCTCTTTGAGCATCAACTTGAGCATTGACATCGTTGTTATACAAAGCATCTTGATAAGCTTTTTTAGCTTGTTCAATCTGAGACTTAACTCTTGTTTCATACTCTGTAAGATAGTTTTCATCTAAAGACTTAATTTTATTTTCATACTCGGTGTATTTTTTCTTTGCACTTTCAGCAAAGCGAAGAGCTTCTTGCTCTCTTTGTTCAGTCTTTTCGATTCTATCTAAAAGTTTTTTGATTCTTCGTTGAACATTTTTAGAGTATTTATCTAAACCGTCTTCTTTAGAATCATCGTTAGAGTCGTCGTTGAAATCTTCATTAGAAGAAGCATCTGTTTGAGAAGTAGCTTCTTTGTCTTGGACTTTACTATCTTCAGTAGATTTATCTTCTTCTTGAAGTTCAACCTCTTGACTTTCTCCAGTAGTGTCAAGGTCTACCATTTTTTCGTCAGCCATATTTATCTCCTTAATAAATTGTTAGTACGTCTTTTGGGTCTTTCAATTTAGCTAAAATTTCATCATCATTGAGAATACGAATTTCTCCACCTTCAATTTTAACTCTTGATCCAGCGTATCTTGCAAAGACAACCCAATCGCCTTTCTTACACCACGGACCATTAGGGAACTTATCTTTATCAGCATAAGCATCTGATCCCATACTTAAGATCATTCCAACGTTCGTTGTAAGTTGTTGTTCTTCCACAGCTTTGTCGGTGAGATACAAACCACCTTTAGTTTTTTCTGTTCCTCTGTAAGGTAAAACAACCATTCGCCATCCTGTTGCTTGTGGTATTCTTTCTAACGCAGGACCTTCTTCTTTGTCTTTCTTCTCTTCTTTTTTAGTCAAAGGTTTTTTATTAACACCTTCTGGTAAAATTAATCTACTCATCTTTAAACACCTTCTTGTATATTTCTTGATAGTCCATTAATAACTGCTGTAAAGCGTGTAACTTTCCTAACTCATATTGATATTGATCAAACGAACTAAGACTCCTACTCAACAAATCATCTTTCTTATCGTTGATTCGTTCTTGAATAAGCTTTTTAACGTGGTAGTCGAAACTCTCTTGCATTATTTTGTAATCTTTTTAGATTTTTCGAATGTTCTCAAGCCAGCCATTCCTAGGAGAGCCATGACTAATGGCATGAGTTGTTCCATATCCATTTGAGGAAGAGGACCAACTTCGATTTGAAAAATTCCTAAAAAGAACACGATAAAAGGTTTAAGGACATATTCGAAAAATATGGCCAATGCTGCACTAAATCCAATGAGGGGACGCCAAGAACGTTGCAGTAAACCTGAAATATCGGTAGCTGTAGATTGAGCATCGGCTAAATTAATATCCATTTGTTTAGAATTAATTTCATTTTCAAGCTCTTGAAGTTTAATCCTAATTTGACCTTTTTCTTCTTCGGAAGTATGTACAGAGTCGATAACCTTACCGACCGTGTCAACTAAAGATCCACCTAATATTTTACTAAGAACCAAAATATACCCCTAACGCAAAGAATACGATAGCTATAATTGCATCACGTTTCTTGACATTAGAAGTAAAGCTTTTAACTTTTAACAGTATTTTTTTCATTAAAATACTCCTTCAAATTTAAGACCTTTAGATGCTATTCCATAACCACGTTTGTGTTTTTTATCCTCAGGTACAGATCCAACTTTCATGATCTTACCTGGTGGAATAGATTCTCCCTGAGAAACAGGGCCCTTTTTGGGAGGGATTGTTTTTGTTAACTTTTTTTTCATTAGTGTAATGTTAAACTATTTTCTTGAGTTTTCAAATAACTAATTTGCTGAGCAATATAGTTATCTGCTACGTATTCACCATAAGCATCAACTAAGGTGTCTCTACTCATGGTCAACAATACCTGAGCTAGTTCAATTAAATCAACACCTTGTTCAGCTTGTTCTTGAACAAAATCTCTTGTGCTATTGATAATTTTTTGAACTCTTTTTTTAGTAACATCATCAATCATCCTTAGATGATAGGATGTTTTGTCTTTATTTTCCATTTTTCTTTTCTACTTTCTTTATTGTACCTTTGTTCTTAGAAGCGTAAAATACTTGTTCTCCTTTTTTCTTACCATATTCTTTCTTCATTGACTTCATAATCTTTTTACCCTTTTCGGTTAGTGGCATCTCTTCTCTCCTGATTTAAAGTCTGTGTTGTCATCTTGTCGTACTGTACTTCAGCACGCTTGTCAGCAATGTCATAATCTTTTTGAATTCTTGCTTGATCAATCGCAGTTCTTTGTCTAAGTCTCTCTGCATCTAATTGTAGTTTTGCTTGATCCACTTGTGCATCCATTTGATCTTTCATTGCATCTTGTTGTAGCTCTTGTTGTTTTAATTGAACCACAGGATCAGGTTGGCCTTGACCACTGAGTTGTCCTGAGAGCTGTTTAATCTCTGCCATGAACTGTGCTTCGAGCTTCGCGATCACAGAATCTAATTGTTCTTGAGGAACTTGTTGTTGTTGAGCTAAGAACATTGCTTGTTCTTTTGCTTTTAAAGAAACATGTTCTAAAACGTGTTTTTGTAATTTCATGGCCATCGGAGGATTACCTAAAATCATTTGATTCGTTCCAAAGATTAAATGGTTTTGAATGTGAGCATCGTGATCTTGTCCCTCATAAGCTTTTAATAAATTACCATCGAGTAAATCAGCGTGCTCCGTGGCTGGATCTTTAGGAGCAGTTGGAGTGTCTTTTCTTAAAATCTGATCAATATCTTTGACTCCTAAGGCTTCATACATTCTTCTGTAAGCTTCTTTGATATTATGAATATCAGGTGCACTTTGTGCTAATTGTAATTCCGTTTGAGCTAAAGTAACTCTTTGTGTAGTTGAGAAAATGTTAGGATCAGAAACTGGTAGAACATCCACACGATCACTAAAGTCTTCTGCTTTAACTGTTCGCTCTGCACCTTCCACAGAATAAGGATAGGTTTCAGGTAGATAATCAGCAAAAACATCAAACAATAGTTTGAATTCTTTTTTCTGAGAATAGTGACATCTTTTGTGGATACCACTCATCACTTTTGAGCCCCTCTCTAATAATGCCATGGTTGTTCCAACTGGTGCATTTTGATTAGCGTCTCCCACTTGCATATCAGTGATCGCAGCAAATCTCTGACCTGATTGAACAACAAATCCTAATAGGCTGTATAAGGTCTGAGAGGGTTCTTTGTAAGGTAAAGGCATAAGAGCATTTCGTAAGTCACCATTCGGTGCATCAATGTCTCTAAATTCTCCTGGTTGGATAGGCGCTGCATCGTCTCTAATTTTAAGTCCTCGTGACTTAAATCCTGCTGGTAAATTGGATAATGTACCTGCGTCAATCAATTGTCGTAAAATTTTTGTAGCTGTTCTTGATAAAGATCCAATTAAATGAATTAAACCAAAACCATAGAAACCTAAACCTGGTAAAAACTTATAATGAACAAAATATCTTTTCTTTAATTTTTTCTCATCATCCTTTTCATAGTTTCGACGAATACCAACAACTTTACCTGAACTATCTTCAATGGTTACAATGTAGGGTATTTTAATTCCTGTGGGCTCACCATCCATACCTGTGTCTTCAAAACCTTCTAGGTCTAAAGATGTATGGAATTCATATAATCTTACTTCTTTGTCAATGTAGGAAGGTCTTACACCTTCAATATCATCATACTTCTTTTGTACTTCCGAGCGATCTACTTCTGAAGGAATGATTTCGATATCTTTATAAAAACCTGAAACTTGTTTTTTTCTAAAGTCATTGTAACTCATATTAATGATGTGAGTAATTCTTTCACAAGAATCTAAATCACTAGCTCCATAGTTGACAACTAAGTCTTCCGCAGGAACGAACTTCGATACTGGTCGATCCATTAACTCATCGTAATAAACTTTTTTAAACGTCGAACCTGCGAGAGGTAAATAAAATAACATTTGATCATACTCAGGAGTGTAGTCTTCCATTTTGTTCATCAATTGATAATTCATAAACTCTTGCACACGTTGTGACTGAGAATATTTTTCTGGAGTGTCTTCTCCCATAACAACAGTTCTGACTGGTCCCCCTGCGGGTAAAAGTTCTTTAAACGCTGTTGCTTGAAACTGTGTGGCACTTTCAGCTAACAAAGGATGTGTGACACCACTCGCACCTTGGAAAGGTCTAGTTCTCTCTTCGTATTTGAATCCTAATAAATCTAAACCTTTGATATATCCGTCTTCCCAATCCTTACGAGAAGATCGATCATTTTCTAATTCAGAAAGTAATTCATCACTTAAGCGATCTAATTCGCTTTCATCCATGACTTCAGCTAAGTTTGAATAAAACTCAACTTCTTCAGGAATATCGGACATAGGATCAAAGTCAAGAGTTGCTCCTCCATCTTCGCTCATTTCAATTTCTAATCCTTCAGGAGTCGGTATTCGTTGACCGTCGATCTCGACTTCTGTTTCGGATTTAAGAATCTCTAGTTCAGGAGCTCCTGTTTGATAGAGTCCTTTATCAATATTATCTGCCATAATTTAATTTATATCACCTAATCGACCATTTACAACATGTCTATTTTTGGTATCGATATAGGTCCTCCTCTTCGTTTTTTATCGATTGTTTTTGTAATAAAGTTAGGAGTCACGACATTTGAGTACTCACTGTTTAAATCGACCATATTATCTAAAAACTTTGTTATCGTATCAGCACTATCAGAAGCGACGTATCCTTTAAAATTACCTGAATCCCAATATTGTACAACATTGTTAAAATTATTCTTCAATACTCTTTCAAATAAATCAGAAGGAACTTGTCGTTCATTCATTCCAGTTAAAACAATTTCTTCTTTTTCGGTAATTTGTTCAGGATCGTAATACTGAGATTTAAATTCGTTTTTCTTTTGTTCGTTCTCTTGCCAAACTGGATCATCTTTAGAAGTAAAAAACTTTTCCTCAAAGATTGCAAATCCATCAGGTTTTAACTTTGATTTTAATAATTTAATTTTATCTGCTCGTTGATTGTCAATAAATTGAAAAACCATTTTCTCCGAAAAGGCATCAACCGAGTTATCTGGAATATCTTTCGGATCAAAATAATCCACATCAACTCCTTTTTCTGTAAAAGCATATTTACCAAAATCTTCAGGGTTCGTAGTAAATGCTTCTCGAATAAATTCTGTGTTCGGTAATTTTTGTTTTAAGAAAGATTCTTCAGCTTTGGGATTGGGATCTAAAACAATTCCTTCAATGTTGGGATTCAGTTCTGCAATGGTATTAACAAAACCTCCTTCAGTTCCACCGATATCAATAATGGTTCCGTCTTTAGGAAGAGTCTTTGCAATAGCTTCAGCAGTGGCTATCTGTGCTTCTTTAAATGTCGGTATGCTCGTAAAGATATGATTTTCAAAATTGCCTGTTCTCTTTTCATCGAATATCTTTGTTGCTTCCATAGCATCAGAAGTATCCAACAACTGGTCATAGCTTTTTTTAGGAACATATAATTCACCACCTAAGATATCTGAGAAAAAAGTAACACCTTGTTCTTGAGAAGCCTTTACTAGAGGTAGTTCGCTAATAGTCTCTGCTTTTCTTCCTTGGTCAGATTGCTGTAACTCTGATCCAAGTTGCGCTGTGGACGATTCAATGGTTTGCGTAATTGGTTCTTTTCCCTTTTCGCTTTGGCTAGTTGTAAGAGACTTTGTTTCATCTTGTTCATTATTATCATCCTTTAATAAATTTAACAAGTCCGTCGGATCTGGTTCTGGAGCTTTCGGTTTCTTGTCGTCCTCGTCTTGAGGGGTTAATTGATTTTCTTTTTCTTTATCTTGTAAATAGCTCACCGCAGGTGACGCAGCAAAATTTGTAATAAAATTCGCTACATCATCTAAGGATATATTACCTAAGGCTAAATCTTTTTGAATCTGACTCGCTTGTTGAGATCCCACAGCACCCACGAGCAACGATCCGAGAACCGAGGGACTTGCTCTTAGTAGTAGCTGTTGTAACATTAATCTCCTTCCACGATCAACGGGCCGCGGGTCATGGCGTCCTTATCGTCGTCAATTATTAGTTTGGTATCATGAGTTATACCATTCTTGTCATAATTCTCTAGAACTTTGATCAATTCATCCTTGGACATGTTTTCCAAAGGTGTATCACTTTGAACTTTGTTATCGTAAAATCCAGCAACTTTTCCTCTGTTCACCTCAGCAGCCACGGCCGCCGAAAAATGCTTATGTTCTCGTGCTTCTTCTCGAATCTGTTTTAAGGAAGCTAAATGAGATGCAGTAGACACACCATACATTTGATGTAAATCCTGTTTCATCTCATGAATGGCCTCCACGACAAAAGGATTGAGGTGAGGGTTCAGTAAATCAGTAGCAGTTTGACGTGCTCGATTTTGAGAATAGCCCGCGCGTCGCGCAGCTTCGGCAGCGGAACATTCTCCTAATAAAACTTTGTGAACGTATTCATAAACAAAAATCATTTGCTTAGGTGTTAGTTTTTGTTTCAGTCTTCGATCTTCAGGATTAATTAATTTTTTAGTAGTACTCATATTTTCGTTTTCCTATAGGTTCTTCTTCTTCGTCATCATACAAACGAACAAAACTACCTTGCCTGTATCTTAACAAAGCTAGGGTTGTTGCGTCAACTAAATCGTCATGTTCTCCATAAGGGAACGATGCAATCTCTTCTTGGACTTCTTCAGCCCAATCGGTATCTGGTCGCCAAACGTGACCAGCTTCAAATATGGGAGAGACAGTATTTAAGCGAACATGTTTATCTTGACCTCGGTTCGGAGAGAAAGCTGTCGCGTAAACACCAAATCGCCGAAGCTCTTGTATCAAGGGTGTCCCTGAGGCCTTGGCTTCAATAATCACACTATCTGGGTTATAGGCCTTAAGTTCTTCTTTCGCGACTTGTTTCAGCTCAGGAAAGTCCCATCGACCTTTTCGACAATGTAATAAAATTAAATGGGTTTCTTTTCCTTCATCAGGGCGAAACACACCCCAAGTTGTAATAGCTGAGTAGTCAGCAGACTCTTTTTTGGAAAAAGCAGTATCATAACTTTGAATAATGTAATCACAAAGTGGTGGTTCACTCTTTTCCCATATATTCCACCATTCGCGTTTCACGATACTCGTACCGTCGTGCGTTGGATTCTGTTGCCACTGAGCATTCCATTTACTAGGAACAAGAGAAGCTTTTACTTTATCAAGTTCATTGAGCTTCCAATACTGTGGCCAAATCGGTGTACGCTTTTCTTCGTCATCGTCGTCTAAAATTGCCGGGAATTCTATGATCTCCCACTTATCTGCTTTCAGATCACCCATCTTTTTGATTAACTGACCAGTGAGATCCTTATCAGACCATCGAGTCATTACGATTACAATACTTCCCCCTGGTTGCATACGCTGTCGAGGACCAGAAGTATACCATTCGTAAGCATTATCCATGGCTGTTTCCGACAAAGCATCTTGTTCCGAGTGAGGATCGTCGATAATTAATAAATCAGCACCACGACCTGTGATTGCACCACCCACACCTGCCGCGTAATACTCACCTCCAAGGTTAGTTTCCCATCTTCCCGCCGCTTGGTTATCCGTTCTGAGTGTTACATCAGGGAATATCCCTTTGTATTCTTTGGTATTCATCAAGTTTCTTACTTTTCGACCAAATCTTATCGCCAGTTCACCAGTGTGAGTTGCTTGAATAATTTTTAGTCGAGGATTTTGCCCCATCATCCATGCCGGGAATAAAAATGAGGCGAACTCACTTTTTGTGTGACGTGGGGGCATGTTCACAATTAATCTTTGGTTCTTCCCAGTTAGAAATTTCTGGAATTGTTCTGCAATCTTGATGTGATGCTGACCTTCAACGAACTCTGGCCAGACTGCTTTGACAAATCTCATGAAATTACCACGCGCATGTTCTTGTTCAATGCGCTTTCGAAGTAAGACCATCGCCTTTAATTGGTTCGCATCAAGCTTTGAATAATCTATATGCATTTTTTGCTCCTATAGTGTGGATATGTTGCCAGGACAAGGCCACGTCTCCTCGGACCGGGGCGCTTTTTTTGGGGGTGGGGTCGCGCGTTTCGTGGACCTCGGACCGTTGGCTCTAAGTACCTAGGGTCGATTGTTGCATAATATAGATTATGAGGCCCCCCGACGCTATATTTATCAACGTTTTTCGCGTTTCGTGGATTATATGTTCTATATTTAGTGGTATTCATTCAATATTTCGCTGATCGTGGACCATGGTTGGCCCACTTGGACCGTGCAAAGTGGTGCAAACTCGCCATTTTCTGCCAGAAAGTCGATATCCGTGGACCTATACAGAAAAATCCTTCTCTCTTTAAGAGAGCGTTGCAAGATAAATAATCCGTTCATGATCTGTTTGTATTTATGATGAAAAGCTTTTTGATGTGGTCTTAAACTCTGTAACAATCTGGAACGCTCACACGCCTTACATTCAACGAACAAACTACGTCCATGTTTATTAAACAAAATTAAATCTGGGAAACCATTAATTGTAGAAGTTTCAATACGAATTGGATGAAATTCAGATAGTTTATCTTTAACCATTTTATATAAATTCTTTTCAGCGCTCATTAAAATTAGACCGTTACATCATAATCATTATTTAACAAATTGGTACTAGAGAATTTTCAGCAACTTCTTTTTAAAATAATAAATTTGGAAAAAGTCTCCAATTGCCTAGAGGGTAAAAAAGTCAGTAAAATCAATGACCCACTATCACACTAGTCACACTTCT